GCAGTCTCTTCCTGCTGTACGTTCTCAACGAACACCTCACAGTCTAAGCCAGTCGTGCTTTTACTAAGGGTAAAGTCTGTAGTTGAGCCATCACCGTCGAATGAGTCCTTGGTGACACTCTGGTACTGAAAGCCGGGTTGGTTACCTAGGTATGCCATGATCTACCTCTTAGGCCGAAATCGTGTCTACGACTGATACCCACGCATCTGCTGATGTCGCAGTGTCCGATACAATCTTGAGTACATCACCGTTCTGCAACACAACCTTAGCACCCCCGTCGAGTAACTGGAGGGATGACCCAGAAGGGATGGGAGCATCCTTCACGAGGTAGTAGTCATTGGAGGAGTTCGTGATGTATACGTCCACAAGAATCTGTGAGGCCGTAATGTTAGAAATCATGATACCTACTACAGCATCGTCAGAGTCGGCAGTCCACAACGTAGAAGCCGTTGTTCCGATCTCCCGTGCAATGCCTCTTTCAAAATCTTGTGCCATGTCTATTCCTTAAAGTGCGATTGCCATTGCTACGGCAAAACCTGCTGATGCGCCTGATACGCTGAGGTTAGTTAGTTGTGATCCATCAACAGCGGGTAACCGTGAAGATCCATCTAGTTGTACAAGTTGGTTAGCACCAGTCCCAATCTGGGAGTCATCTACCTTTGCATCCAGTTGTGTTTGGATATTAGAGGTGACACCGTCAGTGTAATTCAACTCTGTGACTGTAGAGGTGATACCATCTAAAGTATTTAACTCTGCCGCTGTCGCAGTGAGGTCACTGATTTGTGAGACTGTGATGCTAGTCGCTACTGGTGCTACATCCTGCCACGCTGATCCGGTATAAACCCGCATCTTGTTGTCAGTGGTGTTGAAATAGATTGCACCCGTGATGAGAGCGTCCCCGTCATTATCTAACGTGGGGTCAGATGCCTTAGCACCTAAGAAACGATCATCAAAGTTGTCGTAGGATGTTGCCGCATCGGTAGCTGAAGATGCCGCCGCAGTTGCTGAGTTACCGGCGTTAGTCTCAGATGTTGCGGCATTTGAAGCAGATGTTGCCGCCGCCGCCGCACTATCAGCCGCCGCTGTAGCAGAACCAAGGATTGTATCAACATATCCTTTACGTGTCAAGTCGTCATCAGCAGTTGGTGTTGCTGTAGACGTTGCCTTGTTAGCACCTAATACAAGATTACCTGTCAAGGTGCCACCAGTGAGATTCAGTTTAGTAGCATCTTGTGTATCCACATACGTCTTAGTAGCCGCATCTTGGTTAGCAGTTGGATCACCTAATCCTGTGATCTTGTTGGTGCCCATAGCGATAGCACCAGACATTGTGCCGCCAGCCAGATTGAGCTTCAATGCGTCTTCTGTATCTACGTAGGTTTTAGTAGCCGCATCCTGAGCGAGGGTAGGATCACCTAGTCCAGTAATTTTGCTTGTACCCATTGCAATAGCACCAGTCATGGTGCCACCAGCTAATGGAAGCTTAGTCGCAATAGAGTTAGTAATAGTTGTTGAGAAGTTAGCATCGTCACCTATTGCGGCGGCTAACTCGTTCAATGTATCTAAAGCACCGGGTGCTGAGTCAATAAGATTTGATACTTCAGTATCTACGTAATTATTAGTAGCGGCATCATCAGCCGCTGTAGGCTCTGCAATGTTTGTCAGGCGAGTATCAGTAAAGTCTACAGTGCCGTTGATGGTCACATTGTTAAACGTAGATGTACCTGTGCTTGCTGTGACGTTACCCGTTAAGTCACCTGTAACATCGCCTGTAACATCACCCGTGACATCACCAGTCAAATCGCCAGTAACATTTCCAGTAACATCTCCTGTGACATCGCCAGTCAAGTTACCTGTCACATTACCAGTTACATTACCAGTAAGATTGCCTGTTACGTTACCGGTGACATTACCTGTCAGGTTACCTGTAACGTCTCCTGTCAACGTACCTGTAATACCAGTGTTAGCAGTCAGGTTAGTGAACGTACCAGCGGCTGGTGTAGCACCACCGATGACAGCACCGTCTACAGTACCACCGTTAATGTCAGCAGATGCTAAGGTAGCTTGTCCGGTTGTCGTTACAGTAGTAAATGTACCTGCTGTAGCGGATGAAGCACCAATCGTAGTACCGTCAATCGTACCACCGTTAATGTCTACAGTAGCGTGAGTAGATGTACCAGTAGATGTTAAATTAGTAAATGTAGCAACAGCAGGCGTTGTAGCACCGATAGTTGTACCATCAATTGTACCGCCAGTCAGCGTGACAGCCGCTGAGACAAGCGCATCAATGTTTGCAGTACCGTCTATCCAGAGATTCTTAAACTCCGCTCCTGAAGCTCCCAGATCAATGTCATCGTCTGTGACTGGAACAATTGCACCATCTTGGATGCGGATCTGCTCGACAGGAGAACCTGATACTTCAGTGAAGATGCCTACACGATTGTTGGCAGTGTCTACGACAACTTTATTGTTACCGTCAGTATCTGCGATTAATCCAATGTACGCACCTTCAGTAGAAGAACCATCGTGGTTGTGTCCACCAACAAATGCAAACGCATCACGCATTGCGTTGAATTCGGCGTTAAGTGGTGCGGCTTTAACTACCTCACCTGAAATGATATCAGCTACGGATTGTCTGCTGTATCCTGCCATTACCGTCTATCTCCATATCCAAACAGTAGTACAAATCCTTGGATCGCATGACTAGCGTTTGTATCGTTGGTTACATATTTAATTGCAATTGAAGTTCCTGACCCTGAGAACGATGTCTTCGCCACAGGAGAAGGGTTACCGTCATAGATGGACCCTGAATCAAAGAGAGCTTCGTTGTAGTACGCCGCCGCACCACGTGTTGTGATATCGTAGTTAGTAGGGTTAAGTACATCTACATCTTCGTAGTCATACACAATACCTAACACGATATCTGTATCACCTTCAGCTTTCAGATACGTTGATAACTTCAAGAAGTTCTTACGTAACTCTGGATCACCGAAGTGGTAGAATGGTGTCTGGAACAGAGAGAAGATGTCTTCGCCATCAAAGTCATTCCCTGACTCCTGACGATACACTTTGCCGTTCCTGTCCCCGTGAATCACAAACTCATACTGACCAATGTATCCTGAGTCAGCGGCTGTTGCTGTGATTCCTAGTAGCTGACCGAATTCAAATCCGATGCCACCATTCTGCTGTTGTCTTAATGCTCCGATCACACCCTGTGAATCTGAAGCACCGAAGAAAATTCTAAACTGTGACTTCTGTCTGATGACTACTGCATCTAGATCATCAAGATCGTTATTCAGTACAACATCGTTAAACAGTGACTGCACGTTCTTGGATACAGTTTCCAAGTTAACGTCACCAATCTTGTCAGTACCAGATACTGGACGCAGTCCGTCAGGTCCGATGAAGAGCAAGTCACCGCCAAGCTCAATGACTGAGTCAGATGCTAAACAACCTAAGTCGTTCGTTACTTGTAACAGCGAGAAGTCAGCGTTACTGTTACCTACAAGCTTCTTGATGTTGTTCGTACCGAAGATGAATAACTCATCCCGGAAAGCTTTAATCTGAACAATCTCAAAACCTACGTTGATGACACCTGCACCATTCGCTGGGTCAAAGTCAGTTTCATCCAGAGGTGCTGAGTAATGTAAGTTGTAAGGATCTGTACTATCGCCAGCTAAGAATAGATGAGACTTAAACTCAGTTACATACTTAGGATTGTTTGGCGCATTAGAATCTGTAATCTGAGTGTATGTAGTACCGTCATACTTAGCGGCTGGATTAACACCATCAGCCAATACAACAACAGGAGCACTCCAGTTATGCTTGGAGAAACGTATCTTATTCACTCCAGTCATCGTAGGGGAGCCAGATGTTGTGACTGCTACCCATGCCGATGTTGATGTATTCCAGTAGTGTAGGTAGTTATTACCTGCTGTAGGCTTACGACACGCTAAGATGCCATCATTAATACCGTTAAATACACAGACACCTAATACTTTGTCAGTGCCCGGTAGTGATGGATACGCTTCATCATACCCACTAATCCTACGATATCCACCAGTTACAGCAGGCTCATAGTTAATCAATCGTGTCGCACTACCCGGAGATAACTCACTTTGAGATAACACATCACGGTTAGTGTTTAGGCCACCCTCACAAGATACCTTAAAGATCTGTAACTGATCTGGCATTACAGCACCCGTGTTGGGAGATAGGCGTTAAATACTGTGCGTGGGTTGTAAGTGGAACGTAAAGATAAGTTATCGTCTACAAGTACACGGCGCATCATCTTGATGCCTTCAACAAAATCATTCTGGTGGACTGCGGCACTCTGTTCGTTAGAGCGGAAGCGCATCATGTACATCATCGCACCGTCAATCACAACGTGGATGAAACGATCTGGTATAACACAGACATCATCAAACGCTGATAAGGCAGTTGGGAAGGTCCAGTATTTGTATTCAATCACGTATGCATCATTCGGAGATGGTGTGACACCAAACTTCTCTTCTTGTGTCTGATACACCCGCAGTGGGACACCAATACCTGATCCACTGTCTCCCGTATCATCGCCTGAGCGATACGTCTCTAAATATTCAGTATAAGGTATTACAGCTAACCGACGAGGCTGATTGCTCTTGTCAGCAAGTTGCTTAATGTAGAATGATTCCCAGTCTACAGATGACATATCTGCTGGAAAATCATACTCACGAGTTCCAGCAGTTAGTGTTTGTTCTTCAGTATTTAATGTAAAAGGCCACTCCTGTGCAGATTGAATAATCTTACGAACAGATGAGTTCACAGAGTCTTTGGCAAGAGCCTGTACATTACGAACTGTCAAGAAGTCTGATTGGTCAATGACGACCTCATTCAGTCTGCGAAGCAATTCATTTGTAATGTCTAGATATGTAGCCATTTATATTAGATACCTATATAGAGGAAAGGGGGCCGAAGCCCCCAGACCTTATTGGTTACGCAAGCTGATCACGATCAACTTCGTCAGCACCTTGAGTTGCTTCATTCACGTCAACAACGATTGCCCATACACGAGCAGTCACTGTAGCCGCTGGAGCCGCACCCGCAGTACCAGTTACGTCGATTGTATCTGCCGACGCAATAACACCCTGTGTTTGTGTGCCGAATACAAATGTACCTGCGGTATCACTGTCGATAGCAGTAGTTGCCATAAACGTAGTGGTTCCGTCGGTAATTGCGACATCATAATCAGCAGAGTCCATAGCGTCGATTAACTCAACACCAGCCGCAAGAACGAGAGTACCCGCTCCTACAGATGGGCCTGTGACTGTACCAGTTGAAGTTGGAAGCTCAACTTCCTTTTCAACCATGATTGCTTTTGAAAGCAAGGATGTAG